AAGAGTAGAATATACAAAAACTAAAAGAAAAACTTATAAAGAAGAAATTGATAATAATTTTGAATTAAAAATATTTCTTAAAATATAGGTATTGTAATACCTTCTTCAATATGTTATTATTATAAAATAAATAGGGTTATCATAAAACCTCCATTCAATAGGAAGTTTTATGATACCTCCAAATAAGAGTTCATAAAACCTTTGATGAAATATAGGAGTGTAGAGAGGAAAACCACTTAAAATCAACCTTTACAACTAACCATTGTAGGAATTGCCGTTTGAGGGTGTGCAGGTATGCCTTGATTTTTTAAGAACGGAGTTGACTGTCCTGTCGGTTATCTAGTTATAAACTAGGTAGCAAGGGGGTAACAAGAAAGTTGTGGTAACTTACGGTGTTTTATGGCAGACCTTGACCGTTGATACATAGTATCTGAATTGTTCCGAGCAGTAATGCTTGGGTTGGCTAGGAAACCTCATGAAAAAGGGGCTTACCTTTTCATCTACCTCTGATGAGTTATAATCATTATAACTTGTCAGGGGGAGAAAAACATTCGTTTCCTAATCCCCTAAGGCTTACCAGTTTGGTACATGAGAAGTCAAGAGTGCATAGAAAAAAAGTTAAAATGTTTGTTGTCGGTAATATTAATTATATATATAATAACTTATAAATAAAAAAGACTAGGATTTAATTCCTAGTTTTCTTTTCATCTTCTAATAAAGTAACTCTATTTTCTACCTTATACATCCTATCTATTAGATTATTATGTTCATGTACTTTATTATCAAGTTCATTAATTCTATAAAGTATTAAATCATTACTTTTCTTATTAGAAGATATAGTTGCAATAATAGATGGAACTGCAACACATAGACCACTTATTACTGCTATTATAATCTCTGTCATTTATTCCTCCTTTTTATTTTTTATGCTGGTTCTACATCACTATCATCTGCTGGTGTTAAATCATAAGATACATATTGTTCAAGATTAGTAGTTTTCTTTACTAAATAGCAATGTACAGTTATGTTATAAAAGTTAGCAGTATAATTTCCACTATTGCTACAATACAAATTAGTACCTTGCCTAGAATAACCATATGTAGTTTCAAGTTCAATTTCACTTTCTTTAAATATTCTAGTTGAACCTATTTTTCTCATAGAAGTATTAGACCAAGTATTAATTAAATTACTTTGAAAATTATTTAAATAAATACTTGCTTGATTATTATTTTGGGTATGCATTTGTGCAGTTACTCTATATGCTCTTTCATAAGCACTTGGTAATGTAATACCTGTAAATAACCCACAAATCAAATCATAGTTATATGATCCTAATATTGCGTTTTTTCCAGATGTAGTCATTGTATAACTATCATATAAAACTTGGCTTCCTAAATATATAACATCATCTATTGGAAAATAATTACTCCATACACCTTCTGATGTTAATGGAAAACAATTAAATCCAGTTGAATTTAACATATTATCAAAATAAACTATTGGAACACCTTTACTTAAAGTTAATATGTAAGTTGTAGTTCCTAATTTATCTGTTAATATTACTTTTACATTCCATTCATAAGAATTATCAGCAGTAAATTGAGTTTGTACATTATCTTGAATTGTAGTTAATGCACCATAACTTGCATCAGAAACTTTTTTAATTTGATATTGAATAGTAATAGTATTTTTATTATCTAAACTTGAATAATTAGCATCTACTGTTAAATCTGTTGCATCATAATAGTTATTTTGCCTTTGAAGATTAATAATTGCACTTGGTAAAGACCATGATAATACTTGAATATTTAAATTTATTGTAGTTGAATTTCCTCTACTATCTGTTATTTTTACTGGTACTGTTAAATTACTTGATACATCTATTGTTCCAATGTTAATAGTTAAACTTGAACTACTTAAACTTTGAGTTGTAATAGCACCATTTACATTTACAGTAGCATTTGATAAGGTTGCATATTTTAATGCAGTAGCATTTGTTATATTTATTTGTAAACTAGATTTATTTTGAATTATTAATTGATTATTTTGAGTAATATTAGTTGTAGTTGAGTTAGTATCTAAATATGCTACATTAAATGTTGGATTTGCATCAACTATTGTTAAAGTTACTGCTTTATTTTGATAAAAAGTATTCCCACTAATTACTGTTTTAATATAAAAATATACTGTTCCAGTATTTGATGTTGTTGTGGCTTGTCTTAATACATTTCTTTCTGCTTCTGTTAAATTAAAAGTATAACTTGAACCAGTCTTTGATATATCTCTATATGCTATATCTGGATTAGATCCAGTTAATGAAATACAAGCCTGTAAACTTGTAGCATTATTTCCTGCTTGATTATTATATGTAATAGTAGGATTTTGAATATCAGTAAAATTTGGTGCTGATGTAACAGTAGCATATCTTGGAATATCATCTAAAGTCCATGTGCCACTATTAGTTGTTACACTTGCAGTATATATTGCAGTTGATAAAGATACAGATATTGCTTTTTTTCCATCTGAATTATGTGCAACAGTTAAAGAACCACTTACACTTCCTTTTGATGCTGGGAAAGTTCTTGAAGAATAACTTACTCTTTCTTTATAGTAAACTTGAACACCATTTATATTTACTGTTGTTGGTCCTGTTGTATAGTAGCTTGATGAACCACCTTCACTATATAAAGTCCAGTTAATAGTTGAAGTATTATCTGCAATATTTATTGATGAAGTGCAATATAACCTTAATTTTCTATTCTCATAAGAATTTGCACTATATAAAGTATAAGTTGCCATCTAATCACCTCCTGCTACACTTACAAGACCTATTCCATCATTTACTAAAGTTCTTGTTGCTTCCTTGACTTCAAATGTTTGTGTTAAATCTCCATCCCAGTCTTCAAAATATACAAGTATAGTTTTTGCAGTATCATCTGTTGTAATAACAATAGTTGAAGAAGCGTCACCATTTATTTCACTTGGTACAGAAAAGTTTTCATTATCATTCATATTTATAATATCTGTATATTCTATATCTGTATAACCTGCTCTAAAATAAGTTGATGTTGTATTTTTATTTAAATAATATGTTTTATTTGGGTTACATTCTATATAAAAAGTATAAGGTGCATCAATATTATCATTAAATTTTGTAAATAAATTTTCATATAAATAGCCTTTTGTTTTTTTATCAAAATCAAACATATTAGAGCCTAATATATCTTCGTATCTTTGAATTGGTATAAATCTTAATTTATTACATAAAGTTATTTCTTCTTCAACTACGGATTTCTTTTGATGAAATTCATCACCATTTACCCAATATATCTGATTATTATTTCTATCGTAACCTGCAAAACCTACTGTATTATTCATAAGAACATATGAACCATCTGCACCATACATTTTAAGTCCATTTTTATTTAATTCTGCTATTAAAGTATTTGCTTCATCATATACTTCTAATTGTCCATTTTGATTTAAATTAGAGCCTAATTTTAATGTGCCACCTTTGATTAAATTAGCAGTTAAATTAATTACATTTATTTGTTCCATATTTAATACATTGTCTATTGTCCATGCACTTCTAAATGGTCCATTAATTCCTGTGTTTGAAAAACCTATACCACCATTATTAATCATAATTACATTTGTAGCACTTTCTTTTGGAAGTGTATCTACTACTAAAATCATATCACCTTCATAGATTACATAACTTGATCCTAAAGCATTCCATATTTTATCTTGTGCTATTTGTAATTCTCTACCTAATGTTACTTGTAAACTTTGATTTGCTTCTGTTATTGCTGTTTGAGTGCTATTATTTATGGAACTTATTAATCCACTTAATTTTTGTGTAAAGTTTCCAAATTCTATTTCTGTATATTTTTCTAGTATGCAGTCATAAACATAAGAAATAACATTTGTAGTAATATTTATTCCTAATCTTTCATCTATTACTTCAACTGTATCTCCTATATCTGTTATCTTCTCTAAATTGGCTTTTAAAGTGTAATTTACTTTTGGTATATCATTTGTATTAACATAATTTATTGCTTGATTATATAAGTCATCAACTAATGCTTGTTTATATGCTTCTTCATCTATATTTCCACTATCATCTGTATAATCTTCTTGATTAATATTTTGTTCAAATGTAACAGTCTTTGTATAAGGTATATCATATGTAATACCTGATGTTACATATATATCTGCATCTTCATCAAGTGCATTTAATAATATTCCATCTTTTCCAACTGGAAGTAATTTTGTAACTACATTTTCCCAATTAGTTTCACAAGTAATATTTTTTAAATTTTTTCCATATCTAACTGTTACACCATTATCTAAACCAATAGAGGACATTATTTTAATTGCAAAATTATCTCTTACTAAATGCCCTCCCCATCTATCTATAACAGTCTGTATAGCCTCATATAACGATTTTCTAACGCATCTATAACTATTAGTATCATTTACATTAGAAAGTGTTGTAAATGGGCTTAAATCACTTGTAGCATTATTTAAATGGTCTAATGCATCATTACAATTTTTATCTACTACATAACTATCTTCAATTAAATAGTTTTTACTATCATAAAATACATGATAAAATTTACCACTTAATTTAGTTTTAGTTGCAGTAACACTTGATATTCTAAATGCTTGTTCTCCTTGTGGAGTAGGGGCAACAATTATATTTCCTGCCACTATATCATTAAGATATTCAAGCGAACATTCAAAATCTAAATAAAATGCCCCATTATCTTCTTTATGTACTTTTGCTTTTAAAGGAAGTATTATTTTATCACCATTTGAACTAAATAAAGTATCAGTTTGTCCAAATAATTTAATCATAATATACCTCCTATTCTTCTATTTCTTCTTCAACTTCTTGTTCTGTTGTTTCTTCTTCAACTTCTTGCTCTACTGGTTTAGTAATTTCATTTAGTAAATTTTCAATATATTCTGCTAATTCCTCATAATCTTCTTCTGTTAATTTTCCTGCATCATTTAATTCTTCAACTTTTAATAGTGCATAACCTAATGAATATTCACCATTATTTACTAAATATAATATTGATTTCTTTTTTCTTTCACTTTGTTTTTCTTTAATAGTCATATTTTCCTCCTTCTATTCAGTTTCTAGAGTTGCCACTCTATCAATTAATTTATTTAAATCATAAACAGCACTTGCATTAATATTAAATGATAAATCTGCATTTACTTGATTTATATTTGTTTGTCCATTGTAAGATTTAGCATATTTATCTATATTATCTAATTCTTCTTGTAATGTATCATTTAGTAATATATAAGTTGGTGTTGATGTAGGAAAATATATTGTTATATTATGCGTTGATAACCAATCCGCAAAATCGCTACTTGAAGTAAATCTATCATCAGATATTAAAACTCTGTTAATACTAACATCTTGTAAAAATGACACCAAATTATTTCCTTTTTGTGAAAAACTACTTGCACCTGTTGACTTTGTAGTACCTTGATAATAATTACAATATGGTGTAAAAGCATTGCTTGTATATGGACTTGTATTATCAGTTGTTGTAAATACACTATGTTGTTGTGAAGTATAATACCAATTTTCACTACTTGCACCTGTAAATATTACTTTCCCTATATTCTTTTTTAAATACCATTTATTAAGTTGTAATGTACTATTATAATCTTCACTATCTATTGTATTTTTAAAGAATTTATCACTATAATTTCCTATTTTACAATATTCTAAATCTCCTAAATTAATAGAATATACTTGTTCTTTATGTGGTTCGTAAGCACCACCATTTAATGAAATCATAGGTTTTACTACAAAATTAGTAAATGTTTTATTGTTAGAAATATTTATTCCAACTTTAATTATTTTATCTTCACTTATTGTAAATTCTGTTGAATTTAATGTAGATATAATATTAGTCCAAGAACTATCCCAAATATAAAGTCTTGCTTCTTCATTAGTTCCATTTAATACATAAGTTCCTGCACTTAAAGATTTATTATTACATATTAAGAAAGTTCCTTGTGCAGTTGATGTTCCATTTATAACAACACTCAAATCATTTCGAACAGTAATTGTTAGTCCTGCATCAGTATATACATTATTATTCCAAGTACCACTTGTATTATTTGCTTTGATTTCTTCTAATGTAGTTGGTATAAAATTTTTATTAATAATATTTATTGTATTATTTCCAGTTACTTTGTGTATTGTTTGTGGACTACTTGGTGATGGTGTGCTATCTTGACTTAATTCACTAGGATTAAATTCAGTTTTTAATTGAGATGCCATTACATCATTAAGGGTTAATGTTTCTCCTGTTGCTTTTACTCTAGGAAAATAATCTATAATATTATCAATTTCATTATCAATTCCAGTTATATTTTCATTTATATCACTAATATTTTCATTTATATCACTAATGTCTTCGTTAATATCACTAATGTCTTCGTTAATATCACTGATATCTTGCCTTATTTCAGTATCATCATATTGATAACCTGCACAAAATATTTTAAATGTATATTTATTTTGAATATCTTTAATTTTTACTTTATAATCACAATTTATCATTATTTTACCTCCTTTCTTATAATGATGGTGCTGGTGTAACTGGTACTGTTGTTATGTCCATAATTATATTTAGTACACCAATTAAAGGTGTAAATACATCACCTTCTGCTCTTAATTGTAAATCATAATAATAATTTCCTGCTTCTACTTCTTCTGTATCTTCTGGCTCTACTGTTACTTTATATGATTTACTATTAGCAGTTTCAGATACTTTTTCAATGCCATCACCTAATGACTTTTGAAATGTATATATATTACTATCTTTATCTTTTTTACAAGAAAGATATGCTTCTGTTAAATCACTTGTTAAACCTTGAATTTCTATTGTAAAAGAAAATGTATCTCCTCTTACCATTCTTAAATTTTCGTTCATTTTTTCCTCCTTTTTAAATCCACCTTGAATAGTTTTTTATTTGTATATCTGTTATTGTTCCACCAGTCCATGAAATTCTATTTTTACCAGAAATTAATCTAAATTTATCATAATCACCTGTTACTGACCTATTCATTAAAAATTGTGGGTAATCTGGTACATAAGCATTCATATTTTCTATATCTAAAGTAATTCCAACTGGATCATCACCAATTTCTGTTAAAGTTATTATAAATATTCTATAATTATTCAAATAAATATTAAGTGTACCACTTCCAGTTAAAGTTATTATTGGTTTTGATACATAATTTCCATTATTTGTAATATATATTTCACTTTCATTTGTTAATGTAAATGATTTAAATTCTTCAACATTAGAATACTTAAATGGTTGCATATGCATTTTTACAGTAGCAGTTTTATATCTAATTAATTTTTCAAAATCTATTTGTTCTAATATTTCATAGTAATAATATTTATCTTCTTCATTTGAAAATGTTACTTTTCCACTTTGATTATTTGTAAAATATGCTATTACTTCATTTACATCATAATCCCCATATAAACCAATAGTAAATTCTTTATCATAAGCACTATAACCTAATTTAGTTATAATATCTCCATCTCTACCATCTATTTCTTCAATATTTGTTCTTATTTTAGGTTGAGAAATAGGTGGTAATGTTTGAATTAATAAACCTGTTATTTCTTGTGAATTTATTCCATTTAAAATTATATAATCTCTCATTTTACCACCTCTTTCTAATTAAATATTGCATTTGAAACAGTTTTATCAACAAATTTACCCATCTGTTCATCATCTAATTCTATTTTCATATCACTTAAAGCCATTTTAAAGCCCTCTACGAGTGAATTAATGTTGTTTTGGGTATTTATATTACTAGAACCTATTTCATTTAAATTAAAGCCATTTAAAGCCAAATTAGGTTGTAATGCATTTTCCATTTCATTTGATAAATTTCTTATTTGATTAATTAATTCTGGACTTGATTTTTCTAAACTTGAAGTTAAACCATTAATCATATCTGGCATCCATTCTTCATATTCTCTTAATGGTCCTTCATCTGGTCTTGAAAAGTGTAAAAAGTTTTTAATTTTATTTGCTACACCTTTTACTGCATCTCCGACTTTATTAATCATTCCTTTTATACCATTTATTAAGCCTTGTATCATATCTTTACCAAAATTAACCATTTCTTTTGGTAGATTTTTAATTTTACCAGTAATAGTTTTTACTATTTCTAGTGCTGTTTTACCTAAATTACCTAACATATTACTTATTCCAGTAATTAAAGATGCAATTATTTGTCCACCACTTTCAATAATTTTTCCTAAATTCTTTAAAAGTGTTGACACAATAGTTGTAATTATTCTAGGTGTCATTGATACCAATTTTGGAAGGCTTGAGATAAGACCATTTATTAAAGCAACCATAATCTGAATTGAACAATCTATTATCAATGGAAGGTTATCTAGCAATGTTGAAACAGTAGTTTCTATTATAGATGGAAGCATATCTATAAGCTGTGGAATTGCCGAATTTAGCCCAGAAATTAAGCCCAAAAGTAAATCAACACCACATTTTATAACACTTCCAAGATTAGCCAATAATGTATCTACTAAACTTTTTATAATAGTTGGCAACATTGAAATTAATTCTGGGATGGCTGAATTTATTCCAGATATTAAACTTAAAATTCCCTTTATTCCAACATCCAAAAGTTGAGGGAGCATAGATAAAAGCGTATTTACAATATTTGGAATTAATAAACTTACTGCATCCACCACCATTGGCAATACATCTAAAATTGCATTTAAACTTGATTTTACTGCTTCTAATAATATTGGTAAAGTTTCTTGTAGTAATGGAGGTATTTCTTGAACTAATTTAGGTACTAATTCTTTTAATAATCCACTTACCATTTTACTAACACCAGTTATTACAGTTTTTATTCTTGGAAGTATATTATTTCCAACTGTTAAAATACTATCTACAAAATTATTAATTAAATCATCGAATTTAGCATTATCATCTGCCATACCAGTTAATAAATTTTGCCATGCTGACTTCATAGAACTTACTGAACCACTTATTGTTGAACTTGCTTCTTTTGAGGTTGTTCCCATAATACCCATTTCTTTTTGTACTACACTTATTGCATTTACTATATTTCCAAATGACATATCATTTGCATCTACTGTTATACCAAGTTCTTTTTGAACATCAGTTAATTTTGATGCATCAGAAATTAATCTTGCCATTTCAGTTTTAGTTCCACCATAACCAAGTTTTAAGTTATCAAGCATTGTATAATTTTGTTTTGCAAAACCTTGATATGCATTTTGTATCATACCCATATCAGTACCCATTTTATTTGCATTATCTGACATATCTATAATTGCTCTATTACTATATT